CAATACATTCCCTTTCATATATATTGAACGGCTTACATGAGCCCAACCCTGACCAATTAGAGTTAGATTTGTGATTGAGGATAAGCCTGTAGTTGAGGCTGAGTTAGAAAGTATTGATATGGCAATACGTAGAGAGCGCAACCGTCTATGGAAACTAGAAGATGAAGATCAAGATCCTAGTTATCATTGGCTTGAATACTTACAAGCTGAGAAGGCGCGTGGCGTACAAATAATGGTAGTTAATTTTTGAGGATAATATTATGGTAGATGCAACTAGAGAAGAGTGGGATGAGTTAAGAAAGAATCACCCAGCACTCGTTAAAAAGTGGGAGGATTTTCGTTCGGAATACCCTGACGATAACATTGAAGATGTAGTCAACAACCCTAATCATTACAATACGGGTGGCGTTGAGTGTATCGAGGGTATTGAATCTAGTATGTCGCACGATGCGTTTTTAGGTTATCTTAAAGGTAACTGTATGAAATACTTGTGGCGTTATGAGTACAAGGGTAAGCCTCTTGAAGATTTAGAGAAAGCTCAATGGTATCTCAACCTGTTACTAGAGCGGAATAAGTAATGGATTTAATTACGATAGATTTTGAGACGTACTACGACAAGGACTTCTCACTACGTAAAGTAACAACAGAAGCCTACATTCGTGATCCTCAGTTTGAGGTGATCGGTGTAGGTGTTAAGGTAAACGATGGACAAACTGAATGGGCGAGTGGTACACATGAGCAAATCAAGAAATATCTTGACACTTTCGATTGGGCAAACAGTATGCTGTTATGTCATAACACTATGTTCGATGGCGCTATTCTTTCTTGGGTTTTTGATGTGCACCCTCGCATCCTTGCTGATACTCTTTGTATGGCTCGTGCACTGCACGGTGTCGAAGTTGGTGGATCGCTGCATGCACTTACTGAGCGGTATAATCTCGGCGCTAAGGGGACGGAAGTTCTAGATGCTATAGGTAAACACCGGGATGACTTCACGCCAGAACAGCTTGGTAGGTATGGAGACTACTGTATTAATGATGTTGAGTTAACATATAAGTTGTTTATGAAGATGTGTAAGGCAGGCTTCCCTAAACAAGAGATGCGCATCATTGATATGACGTTGCGTATGTTTACTGAGCCTATGCTTGATCTTGATATTGGATTACTTCGGCAACACTTGGAGGATACCCAGAAGATCAAAGAAGATCTGATTACTTCTAGTGGTGTTACACGCGAGCAACTTATGAGCAATCCTAAGTTTGCAGACTTACTGGTATCACTCGGCGTGGAACCTCCTATGAAAATTAGTCTTACTACTGGCAAAGAAACTTTTGCTTTTGCAAAAAGTGATGAGGCTTTCAAAGCACTACAAAACCATGAAGACTCCCGTGTACAAGCATTAGTTACTGCACGTTTGGGTACTAAAAGTACGTTAGAAGAGTCACGTACTGAACGGTTTATAGGTATTGCCAAGCGTGGTTTGATGCCCATCCCAGTGAGATACTATGCAGCGCATACTGGTAGGTGGGGGGGTGATGACAAGATAAACATCCAGAACTTACCTAGTCGTGGTGTTAATGGTAAGAAGTTGAAGTCCAGTATCATTGCGCCAGTAGGTTACACACTAGTAGATTGTGATTCGTCACAGATTGAAGCGCGTGTACTTGCGTGGGTAGCAGGCCAAGATGATTTGGTTGAGGCGTTCGCCAACAAGGAAGATGTATACATTAAAATGGCTGCTAGAATATACAATGTAATAGGTAAAGATGTTACCAAAGAGCAACGGTTTGTTGGTAAGAGTACAATACTTGGTGCAGGGTATGGTATGGGTGCAGTACGTTTTGCTGAGCAGTTGGCTACGTTTGGTACTACTTTAGATGTAGATGAGGCACGAAGGATCATACAGATATACCGAGATGCTAACTGGAAGATAAGTCAGTTTTGGCGTAACTGCCAGAATATGTTGGTTGAGATGTCACGAGGTAATACCATAGCTTTTGGTGCGTTAGACATAGTAAAAAGTGTAGAGACAGCAACAGGTTATGGCATCAAGTTGCCAAGTGGTCTAGTTATGAGGTACGATGACCTGCAGTATGAGCAAGGCGAACGGGGCCCAGAGTTTAGTTATATGACTAGGCGTGGGCGTACAAGAATCTATGGTGGTAAGGTTACAGAGAATGTATGCCAAGCCATTGCTAGGTGCATCATGGGTGAACAGATGTTGGCTATAGCTAAGAGATACAAGCCAGTACTCACAGTACACGATTCTGTGGTATGCTGTGTACCAGATGATGAGTTAGATGAGGCTAGACAATACATTGAAGAGTGTATGAGTACGACACCATCATGGGCAGAAGGTATGCCTATAACGTGTGAGTCTGGCATTGGCAAATCTTATGGAGATTGTGAATAATGAGTAAAATAGAAGAAGCAATAAAAGATGCTCACGAAGCAGCAGATAAAGCTATTGATGAAGTGCAAGAAGAAATACAAGAGACTCGTATGGAAGTTCGCGCTTGGTTGAAGCAAACCCGTTCCTTTACTTACGCTGAGCTGTTGGTAATTGGCATTGGTGCTGTGGTTGTACTAACAACTATCGGTAACGTGTAATGGGTGCTGCACCGTGGTCTTTCAGCAGAATAAAATCCTTTGAACAATGCCCCAAAAAGTTTTATCATCTAAAGGTAGCAAAGGATTACAAAGAGCCTGAGACTGAGGCTATGTTGTATGGGACTGCGGTGCATTTAGCCGCTGAAGAGTATGTAAGAGATGGGAAACCGTTACCCCCAGAGTACGTATATGTAAAAGCCCCGATAGACGCACTATGTGCTAAGAAGGGGGAAAAACTCTGTGAATTGGAAATGGGGTTAACGGCAGACCTAGAGCCGTGTGGCTTTAGAGATGAGGAAGTATGGTGGCGAGGGATCGCTGATTTAGTAATACTTGATAGAGAAAGCAAGGTTGCTTGGGTTATTGATTACAAGACAGGAAAGAATACTAGGTATGCAGACAAGGGACAGCTTGAGTTGATGGCACTCGCTGTATTTAAACACTACCCTGACATTGAAACTGTACGTGGTGGGTTGTTGTTTGTTGTCTGTAATGAGTTAATAAAAGATACATACGCTTCAACTGATGCCGGTAAGATGTGGGAGAAGTGGTTAGCTGATTACAATCGTATGGAAACAGCATTTGATAACGATGTATGGAATGCTCACCAGAGTGGGTTATGTAAACGACATTGTTTAGTTACAGAATGTGTGCACAATGGGAGGCACTAATGAGACGTAGAAGAAAGAAGCAAGTAAACGCCCCGGTTGGTAGTGACACATTTGAAAGAAGAATGGAACGTCAACGCGCAAGACGTGCGTTTGATAAGAAGAATGGTAAGGCTGCCCGTAAAGGCAAGGACATTAGTCACAACAAGATGTTGAAAGATGGTGGCAGTAACGAAGATGGTTACAAACTAGAAAGTCCTAGTAAGAATAGATCTCGGAATGGGCATAAGCCTAAGAAAAAGTAATTTGTTGATGTGGTGATAGACGTTCAGCTTGATGCGTCAGAAAAAAAATACAAAAAGTGGGAGTTCCTCCTCACTGTAATATTGTACAAAATCGAGTTAGTTCAGGGTATATTGTAAACCTATTTTGTCGGACTTAGCCTCATCTGTGGACGAAGCGGGGCCTATTAATCGTATAGCGAAGACCGCTTTACGAGGTTAACTGACGGAGAATAATAATTGAAGATCGTGGATAACAAAGCGCTACTACTTAACTTACGCTCTCCCGGTAGGGTGACGAGTGTAATACCAAAGAGTAAGACGTTATCAGAACATGAAGTATTAGTTAATTGGGGAGTAGATGAGGTACAGGTACTACGTAACATAGGTATCAATGCACCATCACCAATAGAAGGTAGGTATAAGTGGACGGGTAGGTATGATCCCTACGATCATCAGAAAGCTACCGCGAGTTTTATGACGTTGAATAAAAAGTCTTTTTGTTTTAACGAACAAGGGACGGGCAAGACAGCCAGTGCTATATGGGCATCAGACTACTTATTGGACCAAGATAAGATAAATCG